CGCTTCTCCTAAAATCCAATATTCCTGCGCAATCATTACGCACATATTCATTAAATCAATTTCCTCCATCATTTGATTGAAAAAATTCTCAATCTTAGATTCAGAACATTTAATATTTAATTTAGCAATAGGATATGTAGAATGTAATGTAATCGCATTATGAACTATAGGGTTTAAAGCGAAAAACGATCTTGACCAAGCATTTATTGTTACCCGATCTCTTGGTAAATTCAAATTTGAATTTAACCATAATGGAGAATATACTTCCGGTACTTGTCGAGTAGTATCATTTCCACCTCTCCAGCCCCCACCACCAGAAGAAGACACCGCAGAATTTGCTGATTTAAATATATTATTACTACCAGCGACAATACCAGCTTGCGTTTGAATCATTTTTATAGGACGATCATCAGAGCCTTGAGATGGATAAAAATTAGAACCTTGCTCACGAAGCTCTCCAGAATCTAATTGCATCTCCATTATAGATCGCCGCTCTTCACTAACAGAACGTGCCATAGAATTGGTTACTACTGGAATGTTACTTATAGATGCGTTTTTTTTTATTAATGACTCAGAACGGGTCATTATAGCTTTGTTACGCTCTATAAGATCTTCCGCTCGCGTTTTGTTAGTGTTTATATCTACCATACATATCCTCTATATCAACCCCTTCCGCTAAATAATCTAGGTACAAAACCTATCACAGCCTGTACAGACTTGGCTTGTTGCGCTGATTCATATTTCATAAATTGTGGCTCTTTAATCTTAAACCCTTGAGTAACATCAAATTTCCACGCAATATATGCATTTAATAACGCCATCAATCCGTCATTTGCTCCTGTGCCTTTTACATATTTCTTTAATGGCTCCCCAGATTTGTCCCGAGTCACCTTTATATCCATACTAGCACAATGTTCAATTAACCAACTAATTCTATAATAATCTTTATATGGAAACTTTATCCTTCCGTCTTTTAACAAACCTAATAATTCTGATATATAATAATCCTTCTCAAATATAATTGTTTTAGGCCATTCATCTTCTGAATATTTTATATGACCAGTTATTCTATGTGATGCTCTTGATGCTAAAAACTTTTCATTGTATGTTCTTTGTAATTTATGAGTTAAATCAAAAGCATCTCCAATATCTCCAACAGCTAAAGATATATTATACCTTCTATACATTTCTTCTACCGTTTGCATCTTAAACTCAGGCTCAACCCTCATTAACCTAGTGGCAAACTCAACATTAAATATAGTTCCATCTATTGTTAAAATTACACCACAGCTGTAAGATCCTTTACCTTTACCACTACCCGTCATTTGCTCAAGAGTGCCTTTTTGTCCCCAGTCGAACCCTGCATATACTTTTTTATTATTTTCTTGACTAATATATTTAGCCATCTTTCTGTTTTTATCAGAACATTTTTCATGTATTTCATTAACAGTAATTGTTCCGCCTTCACCATCATAAAACTCCCCTAATACTTCATTCATATAAATACGTTCAGTATTAATTGGGTTTCTATCCGGTTTGGCTTTATCAATAGTTTCTCTGGTAAAATATGCCCCCTCATGACCAGGAATATATAATTGATTTATATGGTAACCAACAAAATCCGATTTATCAGGATCGTTTAAAGGTATCCATTTGCCACGTTCCTGAGCCTCTAATTTATTCTGTTCATGCTTACAATGTATGCAACGAACTGTTAATCCAAATATCCAAACATCTTCCCATTTAATATCAGGTCTGTATAATGGAAAATATTCTCCACATTTTTCACACCTAAGATGAAAATAATTCTGCGAAGAACTTTGCCACATATTCCAATATGACCCTCCTTTAACTTTAGGAGTTCCAAAATACACCTGTACTCCAGAACCACTAGGCCCATAATGAGATTGTGCTAAAATTTTAGTTACAGCACCAATAGCAATATCATTTATATCCTGTACCTCATCAAAAAAAGCAGCATCTACAGTACGACCTCTGACTCGGTTGCCATCTAAACCAGTGGACTCAATCCAAATCTGATTTCCATACAAAAATTTCTTAAAATGCATATTATTATTACCTGGATTTGTCGTGTCCATTTTCATTTCCATAAATGTTTTTGGCATTCCGTTGGACTTCATGGTTCCAGGTATCTGGCGTGACTGGCCAGTCATATGATCAAATTTATCTTTTGTATATGCAGCGGCTAAAGATAAGGTAGGGAATAAATGCATAATACGCATTGGTGGGCGATCATTTGTACCAAACAGCCCACATCCCAAAAAATAACATTCCAAAGCAGCGGCCATAGTTGTAGCCCCTACCTGCCGTCCTTTTACTAATACAATCGGTTTTGTATTAGGTTCTATAGCTGTTAATGCAATATATCTATAAATATCAGCAAAAGGCTTATAGCCTGTGCCATTTAATTTTAATGGCTTTCCATCTACTCTCAGGTTTTTTTGACAAAAATATACAGGATCTACATTTAATATCCCATCTCTAAATTGTTCAAATAAAGCGGAGAAACCATTATCTCCTAATTTCATAATTCTACTCCTTTAATATTATGCGTATAAATGAGTAGAATTATTACCTGCTACCATTTGGAGATAATAATGTAAATGGATCTTGATTAGGATCTCCATCTCCAATATATGGGGTTTGTAAACCTACGCCCTTACCAAGTTGCATCTCCTGATGCTGCCCAATTGGAAATTTATTAATTAATAATTCATTAATATATTGTAATAAATCTTTATCAGAAAATATATTCTGATCTATTCCATCTCTAGAAAAAGTTTCAACTATACCATGAACAATAGCAGGGAGTTGAATTCCATAATTAGTTTCAATTAAATTATGTATAAACTGTTCTAAAACTGGATGTTGTTGTAATATAGCGGGCTTATCCGCTGCTAGACTTTTTTTTTTGAACACTCTACACAATCATCTGCTGCTGCCTGATCCAAACCCTCTAAAGTAGGAAGCTCAAATAAAACTCCCTTTTCTCCACGGCCTGGGCCACCCGGAGTAGGATCATCATCTGGGAAAAAATCAGATAATTCAATAACATCTCCCCATTCATCTTCTTCTATCTCATCACCCTCATCATCATCTCCCTCAACTCTTTCTATGAAAGGAAAATCAATTATATCAGCATCATTAACATCGCTATTTTGTATGATTTCTTGCGCTAAAGCATCTAAACTATTATCAGAGGCTTCTACTTTTTTTGATAAATAATTACTAAGTCCAGTTCTTTTTTGATAATCAACCACAGCCTCTTCCACAGAACTAAACTTTGGTTTTTGATCGCTCACAATTGAGCTCATCATTTCAAATATAGATGGTTGTCTATTTCTAGCAACCTCTACTGCTGTTTTACCAGAAGCTTCTTTTAGTGCCATTGTCTCAGCAAAACTCTCTAACCAAGTAGAGCAGCTAGTTGGTTCACGACTAATTTCATTAGTTCTGTAAAATGATTTGTTACCTCTCATAATTATCCTCTATAATTTGCATTCCAATCAAAATTATCATTACGTGATATCTGAACCGGTTCGCCTACAGGATAACCACGATCCTGGAACATCGGATAACCCATATCAGCTAACAACTGTGCCAACTCAGCTTGTTCTCTTTTATCTAGACTATATTCTTTAACCTGCTTTTCAAACATATCTTCTATGTCATGTCCAGCAGAAACCATACCATTAATACATACTCTTGCAATACGAGAAATTAATAAAGGTACAGTAATAGTGATGCCGGTAATATTTGTAGTTTTCTGAGCTTCTTTAACAAGACCAGTATTTTCTGCCCAGCTCTTACTCTTCTTAGCATATCTCTTATACTTCTTCTTTTTTACACCATCTAATCTATCAATTAATCTTTCTAAACCTGTCTCAATTTGTTCCCTAGCACGTTCAGCTTGAGCAGAATCAATTTCATTTTTGAAATCAGTACGCATAGCTTTTGTTATTTCTCTATCTAATGCTTCAAAATATGAAATTGCCTTTTCCAAACCAGTAGTATCATATCCAGAATGGTTTGGTATATTATCAAACATTTTTTGGAGCCATTCCAAAAATGATGAAGTTTCCCATTTCCAAATATTTTTATCATCCACATCTACTTCTACAGAATCATATTCCTCATCAGTATCATCTGAATCTTGAACCACAATATCTTCTGCATTTGGGGCTCCTGGAATTTTATCCAGAACAAATACAATCTGATCCGGTTCTTCTGTAACCTCAATATCTCCATCTACTTCTACCCCTGGAAAATTATTCATAACAGGTAACAGAAATTTACCTAATTCTATTTGTTGTTGTGCCGTCTTTTTTACCATTACAACCTCAGTGTTGCTTACAGTTATTATTCCAAGTTATTGGTATATTATTTCATGCCCCAATCTTTTGAATCATATTTCTAAGCCAATTTCCCATTAAACTAAAAGATCCCATAAACAAATTCCTGGTTACTCCATAATCAGAATAAAACCCTATAGGAAATGTATATAAACCATTCATTGAACTATTAAAAACTTGAGGATAAAATGGAGCTGAGGTTAATGCCTGACCCGCCCCGGCTTTAGGAGCTGTATCATCATAATTGCACTGTACAGCGTCTTTATCCTCTATTATTTTTCCAACATACGGACATTGTTCCGGAGGCTCTGCGGTTCTTAATAAACTCCATGCTAATAATCTAGAATTAGCTTCCGAAATAGATTCTTTCTCATCTTCGGATACATTAGGACCCATAATTTCAAAAGGAGCCATATTATCAATAGTTTTACCAGCACATTTGCAGCCAAATGGAATTGGTAATCCAAAAGGACATCCAGTATCACTATCTTTTCGTACAGACGCAACCTTTAGCCTTACCTTCATAATAAACCTCTAGAATTATTAAATATAACCTGTGGTATAGATATAACATTTAATAATTTCATTTCTTTTAAATAAAATATTGTTTTATCAATATCAAACCTAGCAGCAGAAGCTAATTTTTGACGAGAAAAACCAGATGATACCAATGCTATATTATCAGAATGTTCACGAGACCATTTAACAACTTCATCTTCAATAGAAAAACCAAGCTTAGCTGCTAAATAAATGGCACGAATAACTCTTTTAGGATCATCACGAAGTGTAATGCGAGGAGGCAAAGGAGTCTTTAATATCTTATTTTTAATATCATTTACACCCAGTCCAGTAGGATCTGAAATTTTTACCAGGCTCATAGGTGCAATTAATGTATTACAAGTAAAATCCCTGCTAAACAATTCTAATTGCATTTTAGTAGGATTGGAAACCCCAGCTTTGTTTAAAAAAAACATTGCGTCTGGAGAATGAAAATTTGAAGAAAAATCAAATTTAACTTTATTTACATAAATCTGAAAATGACCATCTGGCAATTTCATAGGTGCAATTTTTAAAGAATTAGCAGCGAGTTTAGCTAGTTCAAAAATAGATTCATCTCCAGTAGTAATATCTACATCAGCTACTTTTCTAGAACGACCCAATAATTTATCACGAGGCAAACCACCTACCAAAAAAGGTTCAGATAAACCATTATCTTTGGATAATTTTTTTAACTCTATTAGAACATCCCTAATGGCCATTTAATTACCTCGTTCTAATAGGTGGTGATTTTTCTACTCTAGATGGCTGTCTTAAAGCAGGTTCTTCTGGTAATTCTACTTCTTCAATCATACCTTCAGGTTTTTGCTGCTGATCAAATTTTTCAATCTCTTTCTGCTTGCGAAGCTCCTTTCTGCGAACCTCATCCTGTTTCTCTTGTTCTAAAGTACTGATAATATTTTCAGTATCTGGATGTGGTTCTGTTTGCACTTCCAGCATTTTATCTGATCCGGCAAATTGTAAAGAACCTTTAAGTTTAACAAGAACATCTTCCAAACGACTTCCGATATATTGGTTAGATTCCAAGGCTTTAGCTTGAGCTTCTCCAAACTGAGGGAAATAAGACGCAATACCCTTTCGATCCAGCATAATATCAATAAAAGCTAATTGACGTGAAATTTCACGTTGACTATACACAGCAACTACTGTTTCCAATCTGTGTATAATATCTTGAACAGTAATATTTTTAATTGCCGCTTCTATAGCATCTTCTGTATGATCTTCGGTATCTTTAATATTATTATTAATTTCTGGTATCGGCTGTGCCGATACTGGAGGAGCAACAACAGGAGCAGATTTCAATGGAACTGAAACGGGTTTAGTGGGCATTGGTGGGATTTGAGCTTTCTTAGATAAAAATTCCCCTAGTTTAATAGCCTCATCAAAGATATCTGAAGCAGTAGCCGATGTATCTTTAGCGGGAACGTCCTCAGCGGGTTCTTCTGTAGAAG